TGAGATAACTAAAAATATTAGCGAAAATATTAATGTAGTAAGGAATTATTATCGTTCTAATCCAAATGTAAAAATAGAAGCTGATTTTAAGAATGATAAAGTTTTGCAGGATATAAAAATACTTTCTGAAAAATATAATGATTATGAGTATCTTAAAGGCCCAGGGACTCCAGAATCTAAATTAGCCCAATATATAAACCAAAACGAAGGATGCATATTCATAACTGCCGATGAACTAAAGGCACTATTAAAAAATTTATAGTTACTTGACATTCTAATACTAGGAATTATTAGGGGGGCGTAAGATGAACTTTAAGGACAGAAAAGAAAAATATGCAAAGAAAAATAAGCCTGAGAGTATTAAGCTAAACTTTGATATAACTATGATGAATGCGTTTTGTTCATATATAATTTCGGAAAATGCATCTATACATAGATCTTCTGTATCTGCTTTGAGATCTCTTTTTAATAAAATGGATGAAGATATTTTTGAGAATAATCAAGAGTGCATCTTGAGATATAAATTTTGTTTAGCAGCATTATCCGCTAAACTTGATAAGAAATTATCTAATCGTGATTTGATACTTAGAGACGTATACGGAATAGTATCAAATAAACTGGCAGAATTAGATAGCAATAATTTTAAAGAATTATCCAATAATGAAGTAGATTGGGTGGAAGGGCAAATATCAACTTCAATGGATATGCTATTCATAAACAATAATGCGTATGAAATGCAAACAGCATGCGCTAATTTTTTAAATTGTGATTATACTGAAAAAGGATATTATGCAAATGAACTAAAAGACAAAGCTATCATTATGAACGGTCAATTTAGAAAAAATGATTTAGATAGATCTTCAGAAGATGATATATTCACTTTATCTAAAGCTATGCCAACAATAGTACGAGTTCAAGAAAGGCTCAATAGACAGTCATATAAGCTAATTACTGGAATGCAGGGGCTTAATGATATATTGGCCGGTGGATTCAGCGGGTCTAAAGTATATTGCTATTTTGCTCTTCCTGGAGAAGGAAAAACAATTACATTATTAAACCTGCTTTATCAAATTAAGAAATGGAATAAGAATTATGTATGTAGAGACAAAACCAAAAGACCATGCTTAGTTCTCTTAACAATGGAAAATAAAGTGTATGAATCTTTTCCAACACTTTTCAACATTGCATGTTCTGATATAAATATAGAAGATTACACTCCAGAAGAAGCAATGCAATATATGATAGCTAATGAACTTGTTGTCGATGAAAACAATCCTATAGAAATCAAAATGTTCTATAAGCCTATCAATTCAGTAACTACGGAATATTTATATAAGTTAGTAGACGATCTGGAAGATGATGGATATGAAGTAATTGGATTGATTCAAGACTATATCAAACGAATAAAGCCAGTAGAAAATGCTCAAGATGAAAGATTTAAGTTAGGTGCAATAATAAATGAATTTCGCAATTTTGCAACATATAAGGATATACCGGTTATAACAGCATCTCAGTTAAATAGAGAAGCTGCTAGAATAATAGATGATTCTAGAAATTCTAATAAAAACGATTTGGTCAAGAAATTGGGAAGAGCAAATATAGGGGAGTCTTCCCTTATTGATGAAAATTTGGATGCTACATTATTCCTGACACCAGAATGGGTCGGAGAACAGAAGTATATGGGATTTAAATTAACAAAGAGTAGATTTCCAATATATACAAAGGTAACCTCATTCTATCAGCCATTTGCTGAAAATAGTAATGTTAAGTTGGTAGAGGATGTAGGATTAATCAAACCTTTATATGAAAAGAGCTTAGCAAGCAATTCAGAAGATGCAATAAGAAAGAATTTTGGAGATACTATCAAATTTTCAAATAATAGAGAGATCAAAGATATAACAGAATTGCAAAATGATATATTTAACGGTGGAACCAGTTACAGAGGAGCAACATTTAGTCCTAGAATGGGATTAATTACTGTTGTTGATAGAGTGCCAGTCAATGCTACAGCTTAGAACAAAAATATTCAGGTATGGAAAACCATACCTGAATACATATTCTGTTTAAGAAGCGTGCATTGAGTTGTATTTTACTATATCAGCTTTCTCTGCCGTATATATTTTATTCAGAAAGTCAGACATATCTGCAACGGTAAGCATTTTTAGAGTTCCACTTTTTAGATTGAATTGTTTTGTATCGCAAATATCATTTATAAGCATTATAACGTAATAAAGCTCAGTACTGCCATATATGTCAGATGCCAATAGTTTAGGATTATAATGATACTTTTGCTGATTATCACTGCTAATGATTATAGTTTTAGCGTTTTGTTTGAGCTCATATATATAATCATCCAAAACGCAAAGTACAGTATATTTTATAAAATCATCGAGTTCACAAAAGCATAGCTTTGGAAATGATATAACTGCACTGCTACTTCCGGCAGATATAAATTCTGATAAAGTAGTTGCTGTTCTAGGATCTGTTGTTGACATTAAAAATCACTCCCAACTATAACTGGTTTGGTAATGTCTCCTGTTGTAAAAGATATTATAAATCTAGTTCCAGGAGGAATAAATTTTGTTGGATATTTCATAGCAACCTGCTTAGGTATTTCTAATTTTAATACAGTAGCCGTGTTAATTTCACTAATAGGAATAGATGCCGTATCTTTATTTACTAAATTTGATTTGCTTATGCTTGTTGTTTCTTTCATTATAGAATTTTCATTTAATCCGGTTAAATATTGCAATTTAAATAATTGCTCTCCCGGATCGTATTTATTAGTAGTACTCATTAGAATAGCTACCTCAGAAGGTACATAATCTATCATATGATTAACTCCTCTCTTAGTTATATATTATAAATGTGAATGTACATTACTTCAGTGTTAGCTGTACATAAAATTATTGTAAAGGGGAAATTATAAATGCCAAGAATTACAAAGAAACAGATTCGCGAAGAGGAAGAAAATGAATATGCATTAAATCGTAATGCACGAATATGCATTGGGTTGGTAATGCAAAAAATGGAATTAGAGATAAACAATGAAGGCAATATAATCAGAAATGATGATGAATGCGGAGAAATTACTGCTATAACATTTGACGGTAAAGCTTGTGTCAGTTCTTTATTGCCAAATAGAGAAATTGATATGGAAAGAGAATTACCATTCGATCCATATAACAATGTTAAACTAGCCGCATCTTTACTGACATTCTATCTTTCTGAATATCTTGGAAAAGAAATTCTTTTCATGGGTGTTACAAATAAAAAGCTTAATGAAGAAGGGAAATTAATTTTGAAATTTGCAGATGGACAAACAATAGAAGGAAATATCTATGATCGTGATTCATTGAAATATATAGATATGGTTTATATGTTAGAAGGATCAGCTCCACCTGAATATACGGCTCTTAAGGAAATAGATCTAAAATGAAATGCATTTTAACCGATGAACAGGAAGATTTAGTTAATAAGGCTGTTGATTTTTATAACAATAGTCCTGAACTTGTCTTCCAGTACACCGGTGGGGCCGGCACTGGTAAAAGCATTGTTATGAATGCTATTGTTGAACGGCTTGGATTGAGTACACATGATATAGCTCCTATGGCATATATAGGAGCGGCTGCTATAGTTATGCGACTAAAAGGACTAGATAACGCTAGAACTATACACTCTTGGATATACGAGCCAAAGATAATACTTGATTATGAAAATATGGATACGTATTTAAACAGGCCGAGAAAGAAATTAATTTTTGTTCCTAAGGAATTGGGAGATAAGAAACTAATTTTGATAGATGAAGCCGGTTGCGTTCCATATACATTGAAAAAAGATATCGAAAGATACGGAATAAAAATTATAGTATGCGGAGATTTAAATCAGTTACCACCAGTAGCAGATAAACCGGCATACTTATATGATGGAAAAATCTATAGATTGACGCAAATAATGCGCCAATCAGAAGGAAATGCTATAGTATATTTTGCGAATATGCTTTTGCAAGGTAAAAGATTAGAACCAGGATTGTATGGTAATGTTGTTGTTATAGAAGAGAATCAATTAACACAAACAATGTTGTCGAATGCATCTGTTATAATTTGCGGAAGGAATGCTACCAGAGAGAAATTTAATGATTATATAAGAAAAACCATTATAGGGTTTACTGGTAAGCTTCCAGTTCATGGAGAAAGAATGATATGCAGAAAAAATAATTGGCAAATAGATGCTGATGGTATAAATCTTGCCAATGGTTTAATAGGAACTGTGTCTAACTTTCCTAATGTATATAATTTTGATGGAAAAACATTTGAGATTGATTTTACACCAGATCTATTCAATAGCACATTTCATAATCTCTCATGCGACTATAAGTATTTTAGAGCAGATACAAAAGAAAGAAATAGAATTAAAAAGTTTTCTCATCATGAAGATGGAGAAAAATTTGAATTGGCGTATGCTATAACAACGCATATATCCCAAGGGGGGCAATATGGGCATGGAATATATTATGAAGAATATATGAATGCTAATATTAATAAAAATTTAAACTATACTGGAATAACTAGATTTTCTGATTGGTGTATCTATATAACTCCGTCTCGTAAATTCTATTAGAATTATATATTATATTGATGATAGATAGAAATACAAATAAATTTTTGAAAGGATGGATTAAATATGAAGGAATTAGATATATCAGAAAGAGATTCTAAATTTGATTTCTCATTATTTTCGGCAAAAATAGGAGATATTATTAAAGACAAGCATGGTGTAGATTATATAGTTTTAGGATTGCGTCAATTACTTACACCAGAACATAGTTGGCGCAAGTATATAAGTCTTTTTGTGTCTGAAGAGCTAACATTGGATGACACTAACGAATTGAACAATATTATGGTTTTAGAAAAAATAATAAATGATCAGCCAATTCAGGATAACTTCTTAACTGAAGAGCAGCATAAGCTTTACAAATTGCTTTGGTCTATGCAAAAAGTATTAGTTGAAAGAATAGATCATGATAGTACAAGTAGTGTTATACTATTTGAAGCAAGCGTCACTGGATTGGCTAATAGAGAGGAGGGTTGAAATGGAAAATAAATATGTGCATACAAATGGGTTTAATCTAAAAGAGATTGTCAATGCTAAATATGGAGATCAATTTGATTCTGTTGGCAAAAGATTCGCATTATTTAGTGTAGATTATTTTAATGCAGGAGTTTCTGCCGATTTTGTAGATTTTGCAGAGCTTGAAAAACACGAAGAATTGTTAAAGCTATTTTGGCTGCTGAAAGATTTATCCGAGAATAATGATAGAGTTCGATGTATTGGCCAAGAAGGAACGGTGGACATAGGAATATTTTCTGAAATAAGTCGTAAATATGTTTCTATATTAAGGCGCTTAACAACAAATTTTATAACAAGCTTGGAAGATGCTCATATACAACATATACATGTCCAATTTAAATACGAAAAAAGTATTGAAACTAATTACTAGGAGGAATTTATAATGGCAATGGAAAACAAATTAAAAAATGTGGTTATGCGTTACAACAAAGAAACTGGTGAATATACACCGCCTAAGAAAGCAAAGAAGAGCTATCTGATTTTGGTTACTTTTAACAAAACAGAGGATGGGGAAAGAGATTGGCAATGGATTGAAGGGCGAGAAGAAGCATTAGAACATTTGATCGAACAGATGGAAACATATGATCTATTGGCAACACAGGTAATGTCCGAAACTCAATCTCCAGATAGAGCTGTTACAGCCTATTCTTTTATCAGATTTTGTATTGAATCTGAAAAGGTTCCTGTAGCACTTCTTGAAAAACATGATATGGATTTAGATCTATTCATGGAATTTATGGAAAACAGCTATTCTGAAAAGGATAAGGATGAATTAGAATCCTTATATAAAGAAGATATGGAACAATAAAACGGGGGTCGAGCTATGATAAACAATAAAATGCATGGTCAGAAAAAACAGCAACGAGGAGCTATGTTCTTTGATCAATTTGTCAGAGATTATGGGGAAGACTTTATTAGTAAAGTTCCTCCACTTACGATAGCAAAAAAGTCTCATATGTTTTTCAGAGATATTGCTATGGGAAACATAGATCTAAAAAAATATGGAAAGTATTTTTCTCCGCAGTTTGTAGATTTAATGGAGAAGGAAGCTTTTAAAAAGAGATTTTATTATGGTACCCATGTGAATGGATTATCTCTTACATTGCAATATTTGCCGCAAAATGCGCAGCATCCTCTTTTCAATGTAATAGAAAAAGAGGATAGATATTCTCTTGCGGCATATGATATTATAGATGAGGGATTGAGATATATCCTTAATAGCGGTGATCTTAACCATATTCTGACAATGGTTAATAATATTAAGCCATATAAATATTCACTATAGGCTTAACAATAAAATAAAGGGATGGTTAACGTACTATCCCTTTATTTTTTTATAAAGGAGGAGATTGCGATGAACTGCTTATACTCTTTTCGTAAATATAGAGGAAACACATCACCTATATTTACGAATAAAACAAAGAACCAAACTCCCTAAAAGAGCGCATAAAAACTTTTTACAAAGATTTATAAAAAAAGGAATGGATATCAAAACAGTAAAACAGAAAAATCGCGATTTATATTACTATCTAATGAGTATTTCTAAACCGGGATATTTTCTAAGAGTATTAGATATTTATATCTTGGTATCATCCAATAATGGTAGAGGTGTTACCATATTGAAAATACCGAGGGAATGTAGAGGTGGATTTAATGGACATAAGCGAATTAATAAAAATCCGAAA